GTTTTAAGTGCTATGGAATTATTGCTTACCGCAAAACAAATTAATTATGTAAAATCACAAACCTCTGCGGGTCCAAGCAAAATTGCCGTAATAAGAAGATTGATAAACATTGGTATTCAAGTTGAAGCCGCCGATGGGAGTGAACGGTTTCGGGATTACGTGCTGAAAAACATTTGGCCGCAAGTAAGGGATATGCTGCAAGCCGTAAATGAAGCAAAGAATAAAGAAATAGCAATACTACGTGCTGAAAAGCATTTGGCCGCACTGAAGGAGGGTGAGTGATGGATATTGCTGAAAAGATGGCTGCTGATATTGCATTGGCGATGGATGGCGGAGAATGGAAAGATGGAAAATGGTATAGCAAATTCCACCGTGATGCTTGGATCAAGGCTGTACAGCCATACGCCGACGAAATTGAACGGTTTCAGGAAAAATGTAGTCTGCTACGGGGGCAGATTAGACTTCATATTGATGACTATAAAATTGTTACAGAAGACCTTTACGCTGAGATTGATCGGTTGCGGGAAGCATTGAAGGGTTTATTACAATGCCCCGCTATTGCAGACGGCAATCATAATGAACCTGCTTGGTACGATCCAAAAACTGCTATGACTGCTATGGCAGAGAAAAAAGCCCGTGCCGCACTGAAGGAGGGTGAGTGATGGATATTGATAAACGAAATTTGAGCATTATTGAACGATTGGAAGAATTACGAGATTTAATGAAGATTGGTATGGATAAAATTACTTTGCAAGACGCAATGGATGAGATTGAGCGGTTGCGGGAAAAATATGAAGAAGCCATTGACGACATTGAAGAGTGGGGGGCATACGCCTCAGAGTACTTTCAAGAGAAATGGGAACTAAAAGAGTGCATTGAGCAGCATCGTGCCGCACTGAAGGAGGCTGAGTGATGAAAACTGATTATGAAAAACTACAAATGCGGATCAAATTTATAAAAGACGACATTCGTAAAATATGCAGTTCCGCCCATTGGACAAGCGAATGCTTGAAAGCCGCAGATGGTAATGTTCCAAAGTATTTTATTGACCAACACGGCATTTCAGCAGAAGCGATTAACGAAGCGTATTTTGTTGGGAGACAAGCTGGGCGATTGGATATGGCAAAAGATATTATGGGCGTGATCGGGGAGGTGCAGTGGTAATGGATATTGTTGAACGGTTGCGGGAAGAAAATCAAAAGCAACGGGAAAAGATCATGTTTCTCAATTCCATGATCCAAACAGAACACGAAATTATTCGCGTAGCCGCACTGAAGGAGAGTGAGTGATGGGTAAGATACAAGAATGGTACGACTCGTGGCTTTTGGAACAAGCTAAGCAAGCTGTAGCTGACAAACGGTTTAAGCCAAAACCGCCAAAATATATTTTTCCAAGTGAAATAGTTAATGCTTTGCGTGAACAAGCGCGGGATTGTGAAGAATGTGAACGTGATCCTATTACAGGTACTTCATTGTGGCCAAAGGAAACCACCTTGGAATGGCAAGCTGCTGACTTGATTGATGAGCGGTTTGCGGAAATTCGGTATTATGAAAAATTGCGCGAAGACATGATAGAGCTTTGGGTGCAGATGCGTGAGCTGCTTGGGGGCGATTATGACGAAACGCTGGCCTGATTATTGGGATTTGTGCCTTGAGTGTAGGTATGCCAAGTTGGATCACGTTGCAGAATTTATCCATGACATGATGGATAGATTGGCGGAAAGCCAGCTGCGGATAAATGATCTGGAATGGTCTTTAATGGAAATAACCAAAGCTCAATATAATGCGGATAGCAAAGACATAGCCAATAAAGCTTTAGAAACCAAACCAACCTCATTCAAAACAAAAGTTAAGCTAAAGGTAGTAAAATGAAAAACCAGTTTGTCGGTATAGAAGCTATAATGACATTGAACAATCTTATTATGGCATACTTAGATGAATTTGACATGCATCCTAAGTCAGAAACCCCCGGCGTTTATCAAACGCAAGTACAAAGGGCGGCTCAGGCTATGATTGAAGCTTCTGGCGTGGATGAGCCAGATTATGATAAAGTTGTTTTAGCCGTAAACAGAACTGTATCTATTATGCGCGATATAGAGCAAGATCTCGTATCTCATGATTTAGGCAAGTATATAGGACGCCGAAAAACAGTAGAGCAGATTAAGTCTATTATGCATATTAGCCGGGCATATCCTGACAATGCAATTAAGCGGTTAAAAGGGTTACGACCTAAGGTGACAAAGAAAGCGGCATGAAATTTGACCTTGAAAAGATGACAGAAGGTCAGCGGCGGGAGGTATACCGCCAGTTGAAAGCTGCCAATTACGAGGAAAGCTTATATAATTTTACACAAAGGGCGTGGCGTGAGATTGACTCCGCCCCGTTTGCCGAAGGCGGGTTTGCGCTACAAGCTATCTGTGAGCATCTGCAAGCATGCGCTGACGGATATATTAGGAATTTAATCATAAACGTGCCGCCTAGATTCTCAAAGTCAACCATTACTGGGACTATGTTCCCAGCATGGGTATGGACTCAAAGCATCTCCTCGCCAACATCAGGGCCGGGAATGCAGTTCTTGCACTCGTCTTATGCGATGAATCTTTCTGTGCAAGATTCGGTTAAGTGCCGCCGACTCATTGAAAGCAAATGGTATCAAACACTTTGGGGCGATAGATTTAAACTGGTGGGCGACCAGAACACTAAAACGCGCTTTCAAAATGATAGAAACGGTATACGAAACACGGTGTCGGTTGGATCAGCCACAACGGGTCTTGGTGGTAATTATTTGATCGCCGACGATCCGAATAATGCACAAGAAGCTAATAGTGAAGCTATTGTTGCGTCGACAATTGAATGGTGGGACATGGCTTGGTCTACCCGACTCAATGATCCTAAGCGCGGCGTAAAAATTGTCATCCAGCAGCGATTGTCAGAAAACGATATTACTGGTCATATACTCTCCAAAGACATTGGCGACTGGACACACTTATGCTTGCCAATGCGCTTTGAGTCGGCAAGGAGAACGTATAATGTACTTGTACCCGCAGAGTTTAATGACGGCGAACCAGTTATATGGACTGATGAAAGGACTGAGGAGGGCCAACTGCTCTGGCCTGAACGATTTGGAGATCAGGAAGTTACACTGCTTGAAAAAACACTTGGCCCCTACGCCGCAGCGGGTCAGCTACAGCAGCGTCCAGAACCAGCAGGCGGCGGTATTATAAAACGCGAATGGTGGGGCGAATGGACCAAAGACAAGTTTCCACACAATTTGGAAATTGTTATTGCCTCGGTTGATACGGCATTTGGTGCAAAAGAGTTTGAGGGCGACTTTTCCGCTTGCACCGTTTGGGGCGTGTTTAGAGACGCAGGTACAGCTTCCGGTGTTATTGGTAATGACATGGGCGGAAACTGGCAGCGTATTTCAGTAGAAGAGCGCGAAGCAGATGTTCCTAAAGCCATTTTGATGCATGCTTGGCAAGGCCGAATGGAATTGCATGAGCTAGTGCAAAAGATTGGCGCGTCAGCAAAAGAATGGAAAATTGACTATCTGCTGATTGAAAATAAAGCGTCGGGCATATCGGTCAGCCAAGAACTCCGCAGATTGTTTGGGTATGAGAATTATAGTGTACGTTTAATAGATCCTAAAGGTCTAGACAAGGTAGCGCGTACTTATGCTATCCAACATTTGTTTTCGGAGGGCATGGTTATGGCCCCGACGGACAAAGAAGGTGAATTGTTTAAGGTGTGGGCAGAAATGGTTGTCTCACAATGCGCCACCTTTCCAAAAGGTAAACATGACGATTTACACGACACCGTAACTCAGGCATTAAATTGGTTGCGCGGCACCGGAATGTTGCAGCGCGGCGCAGAACGCACAGCGGAATTGGCTGCGGGTAATGTCTGGCAAGGTAGTAGAGAAAACCAACCTTTATATCCAGTATAGGAGATAGTGATGGGCAAGTATGCTTGGCAAATAACGCTTAATAAGTACGATAATTCTGGCGTAGACCATCTTTATATCAGAGCTGATAGCTGCGATGTGTATGATGGTACGGTAAAATTTTACAATTACCCGCCTAAAACCGAGGATAATCCTTATCCTGAATCATATTTGTTGGCTTATTTGCCGACAGACCGTGTGTTTGAAATTGAGCTTTTAGATAATGAAACTGGCGAGCCAATTGGTTTTTTACCAGCGGAACCTACGTAAATGGCCGACAACCCGCATTATATGACGCCAGAGGAAATGTCCAAGCTGATTTGTCCCTTTGGCAGGGGAAACAATATGCCGGGCAAAGAAATAACCGTAGACGGCTCACCAATTGGTAAACCGTGTGTTTCAACCTTGTGCGCGGCATGGCGATGGGCTTCGTGGGACGATGCTGAAACCCAAGATTGGGTTTATAGTGATGATTACGGGTATTGCGGAATGGTTGGTCCATGACCGAAGAAAAAAAGAAATTTCCAACAATTGAAACAGTTGTCGCAAAGGATATGGGGGACGGTTACGTAAAACTGTCCCTCGTTATTGACACTAAATTTCATCAATTCCGCCTTAAGCGCAGTATAGCTGTCAACCTAATTAAGGCTTTAGCTGAGTCACTTGACGAAAATTTGCAAACCATGTAAATAAGCAAGCGTCTTACAAAAGGAGACGCATATGATGACTTGGAATCATAGGGTCATTAAGTACGAAACCCGTAATTTGTTTGGTGATCCAGACTTTGGATACGCCATTCATGAGGTTTTTTACGATAAAGATGGCAATGTACAGGGCATGACAAGCAACGCAGTAAGCCCTTGGGGTGATACCAAGGATGAGTTGCGGCTTGAACTTTTGCGCATGATTGAGGCGCTTGAGAAGCCTGACCTTGATTATAGCGACAAAGACGACGACGATACATTTGCGAATAAAGCATAATTGGCTTATAGTGTGCTGAATATTTTCACAGGATACAGCACATGGCTTTGGTGCCCGGATTAGTCCCTAACATTCGCCTTGACCAAGATCAGCCGGATTTGCCTCTTGGTGAGGGGCAAGAAACCGTCATTGTAATGGATGCGGATGACGATGCTGACCAGCCAGAAATGGACATTGATGGCAATGTTCTCCGTATTGACCACGGGGACGGTTCTATTAGCGTTTCCTTGGATGGGCGTCCTATTGAATCTTCTAAAAAGAAAAAAACAGAAGGTTGGCATGAAAATCTGGCTGAAGAAATGGATGAAAATGCGCTGTCTGAGATTGCGCATCGTCTTATTAAAGGCATTGAGGAAGATATTGACAGCCGCAAAGAGTGGATTGAAGACCGCGCACAGGGTTTACGACTACTGGGCCTTAAAATTGAAATTCCGGGTCAGCAAGGTACAGCCGATGGCGCACCTGTTGAAGGAATGTCCCGTATCCGCCACCCGCTCCTGTTGGAATCCGTATTGCGCTTTCAGGCGAATGCAAGGGCAGAACTCTTGCCCACTGACGGGCCTGTTAAAGTAAGAGTTGACAGCAATCAAGACGGTCCAGAAATGGACCAACAAGCAGAATATTTAGAAAGAGATTTCAATCATTATTTGACTGCAGTAGCTAAAGAGTATTATCCTGACACGGATAAAATGCTTTTCATGCTTGGGTTTGGCGGGTCGGCCTTTAAGAAGGTCTACTATTGCCCCCTGCGTAATCGTCCTGTCTCCGAAACGGTTGATGCGGATGATTTAATCGTCAACAATGAAGCAACGGATCTCTCAAATGCTCGGCGTATTACCCATAGAATCTCTATGCGTCCTTCGGTTGTCAAACGGATGCAGATTATTGGTGCCTACCGTGATGTCGATTTGGGACAAACCAAGCAGAAGGAACTTGACGCCGTTCAAAAAGAAAAGAACGCCATCCAAGGACTTCAAGACGACATCAATGTTGCTGAAGATCGGGACCGCGAAATATATGAGTGCTACTGCGAGTTAGATATTCCGGGCTATGAGCATGAAATTGATGGCGAACCGTCTGGCTTGGAAGTCCCCTATCGCGTAACCATTGATGTATCTTCTAAACAAATTCTTAATATTGTTAGGAATTATGATGAAGAAGATCAGGAATTGCCTGAAGCTAATACCCATTTTGTTAAATACGACTTTGTGCCGGGCCTTAAATTCTACGGCATGGGCTTGCTTCACATTTTAGGCAATACAACCAACGGCTTAACGGCAGTTTGGCGTGAATTGCTTGACGCAGGTATGTATTCTAACTTCCCCGGCTTTTTGTATGCCAAGACATCTGGCCGTCAGAACAGCAATATCTTCCGTGTTCCTCCCGGTGGTGGGGCACAAATTGATACGGCGGGCATGCCCATCCAACAAGCAGTCATGCCATTGCCTTATAAAGAACCATCTGGCGCATTGGCCGCATTTGCTGAAACCATTAGCCAATATGGACAGCGTTTGGGCGGCACCGCAGAGATGCAAGTAGGTGAAGGCAAGGCAGAAGCGCCTGTTGGAACCATGTTAGCTATGATTGAGCAAGCACAGAAACTGCTTAATAGCGTTCACAAACGCATGCATGCAGCTCAAGCAGACGAATTTCAATTGTTAGCTCAATGCTTTAGGGAGCATCCCGAATCATTTTGGCAAAGAAATAAACGTCCTGCCAATAAATGGAGTGAGAAAACATTCCTAGATGCATTGGATAATTATGAATTAGTTCCTCAAGCAGACCCTAACACGGCAAGCCATATTCAGCGCGTTATGAAGGTAACTGCACTGGTTCAAATGGCTCAAACAGCTCCGACATTGTACAATTTAGATGCGGTTAACCGTGAAGCACTGCTTACATTGGGTTGGAGCAACGCCAATTCGCTGTTGCGCGACCAAGTAAACAACCCACAACCGCCAGATCCTCAGGCTCAAGCTGCGCAAATGGCTGGTCAGGCTGCAATGATTACGGCGCAATCTAAAATGATGGAAGCGCAGACTAAAGTTGCCGAAACCCAAAAGAAAATGGGCGGTGGGCAAGGTATGTCGCCTGAAGAACAAGTCAAAATGGCTGAAATCCAACAAAAAAACATTGATGCACAGCTTGATGCAACCAACCGCAAGCGGGATCGCGAGAGCCGTGAACGTATTGCGGCGGTTAAATTAGCTGAAGATTTGGCTGCTAACCCCGCTGGCTTGGGAATTGTGCGGCAAATACTTGATCCGGGCATGCTTCAACGCCTTGAAAGCAATGAACAGCCTATGAAACCCACCCCCGGCGGCGTTATACAGTAGGTAAAGCATGGCTAATTATGATGACCCTATTGAATTGCCGCATTCGTTAAAAGAATTGCAAGATTGGGCTAAAACTCATTCTACACCCAAGCCTATGGTAAGGGCATCAGACGATCCAACGTCTATCCTATACAATGAACAGAAGATTGATATGCCCCAGTCATTACAAGAATTGCAAGATTGGAGCCGCACCCATCGCGCTTCTGGCGGGGCTGCTGACGACATTGAACATGCATTACGATTAGCTAAAACAACTATAAAGAAAAAGAAACGCAAGCATTACGAAGAGGGTGGATCGGATCACGAAAGCGAAACACACGAAAGCGATAGCAGTGATAGCAGAGATGCTGTTGAAAAGGATTTTTCCGACGACAGAGCTGCGCAAGAAGCCGCACAACGTGATTCGGATATGGACAAAGAGGCCCAACAACGCAGTGATGACGTAGCTAAGGCCATATCAGATGCTCAAATGAACCGCGGATTGCCGGAAGG